CTAGTACATGGGTCAATCAACCACCAGAGCCAGTAGATGTCATTTGTGACAACAAAGCATGTGGATGGGTAGGCATGGGCTCAGACCGACGCACTGATGACGACTACAATGATCATTGTCCAGAATGTGATGGCACAGAGTTTTCGTGGATCGACTACGATCCAGACACCAAGGCGGGTCGTGCCAACCGTGCTAAGTATTGTCGGCCCTGGGATCCAGCGGTTGCAATGGACAGGATTATCGCAGAGTTTCCTGTGGAAGAACCCGAGTGGACTCCAGTTAAAATCAAGCCAGCCGAGCCTGGTGTGTATGAATGTCAGTTTAAAAAACTGCCGGCTTGGCCTTGGCCACCCACAGAACAACTGACCTGGGATGGCAAAGCCTGGCTTAACGATGATGGAGATGTTGTAAAAGGCATCAAGGAGTGGCGCAACCTACAAGAGGAAACTGTATGACCACATTTACCACAGAAGACAGAGAACATGCCGGACCTGTCTGCGGATGCGGTCGTAGCCCGTCGGGATACTGTGTGGGCTGGCATTCTTTGTCAGAGCAGGATTATTTAAAAGAACGAGAGTTATACGAATACCGGGTGCAGGCCCAGGGTCTTTGGTTTGACGGTGGTACCTGTACTGGTGGCAATCCAGAAATTAAATAGGAGAATTACTATGTCAACAACTTATGCAGATGTCAGTGTTATCAACAACCGAATGATTTCGGTCTACAACAACATGTTCTTGGCCGTGGTCACGAGCATGTTGGTCAGTCTATTAGTAGCGTCAAGCCCTGCAGCCATGCAGTTTTTATTCACAGGGTTCATGAAATGGATTGTGATTTTTTCACCCTTGGTCATGATCTTGGCCATGACCTGGATCATGGAAAAGGCCACCTACGGTCAAGCCAGAGGCATGTTACACATCTTTGCTGCCTTGATGGGTGTGAGTCTCAGTGCCATATTTGTGATCTATACCACGGCCAGTATCGTGAGTGCATTCATGGGAGCCGCGGTATTATTTGGCACCATGAGCCTGTATGGTTATTTTACCAAAAAGAGTCTTGAAAGCTGGGGTGGCTTCTTGCTTGTTGGATTGATTGCTGTTATAATAGCAAGTATAGTAAATGTGTTTTTGGGTAGTAGCACCCTGGCCATGGTTGTGAGTGCGGTGGCCATCATCGTGTTCTTGGGTCTCACTGCCTATGACACACAACGCATCAGAGAAGCAGTCAGTGTGTTTGAACCAGACAGCAAGGTCGAAATCCTAGGAGCATTGAGCCTGTACATGAACTTTATCAATATCTTTACCAGTCTACTACAACTGTTTGGTGGTCGCAACGATGATTAAATCTTTTAGAATTTGGTTGGCACGCAAGATACTGGGCAACCATTGCCCTTGCTACCAAATGGGTTATCACAGCATGGTGGACTTTCAACAACGATCAGCCGATGCCTTGGCTGCCCATAAAAAAAGAACTCAATGAAACGTGTGTTAGTAACCGGTGGATGTGGCTACATTGGTAGCCACGTGGCACGAGCATTCAAACAAGATAGCTATCAAGTTACCATCATAGACCGTGTGGAACGACCACACACTCTTAAAAACATCGATGGTTATTTCATTGGCGACTTTGTGAGTGATGGGGCTCTCAGTGTGCTGATCCACGACTGTCCCGATGTGATTGTACACTGTGCTGGTACCAGCCTGGTAGGACCCAGCATAGACAATCCGGCTGAATACTGGGACAACAATATCGTAAAACTGATCAGGTTCTTGGACGTGGTGCGTACCTTGCCCAAGCGACCACTGATCTTGTTTAGTTCAAGTGCCAGTGTTTATGGCGATCCTGAAACCATGCCCATACCCGAGGAACATCGCATAGATCCCATCAGCCCCTATGGCAATACCAAGGCCACTGCCGAACGCATACTCAAGGACTATTTCACTGCCTATGCCATACCCAGTGTGTGCTTCCGCTTTTTCAATGCGGCAGGTGCTGAACCATTCAACTACGATCTAGGGCAAGAGCCAGGTGCCACACACCTAGTGGCACGTGCCTGTGAAGCCAGTATTGCCAAACAAAACTTCATAATCAACGGTCGAGATTACAACACCACCGACGGAACCTGTGTACGTGATTACATACATGTGTGGGATCTGGCTCGGGCTCATGTGCTGGCGGCCAGTAAAGCCGGGGAAGCCACTGGATGGGTGGGTGCTCAACGCATCAACTTAGGCACAGGTCAGGGTTATAGCAATCTTGAAGTGGTCATGGCAGTAAAAACACGCTGGGGTGGAGGCACTATAGAATATCGTCAGCCCAGACTGGGTGATCCACCCAAGCTGATAGCACACGCACACAAGGCCTATCACTGGTTGGGATGGGCACCAGAACACAGTGATATCCGAGTCATTGTGGACAGTGCCTATCAGTGGTACACTAGATAAATATTTGTGATGTATCAATATGCCGAACTCGTCCATTGGATGAGAAATCAAGACACTATGAAGATCTTGCCTGCCCAGGTAGATATAGATCTAACCAATGTATGTAATCAAGACTGTTACTACTGCAATTCAGCAGACTTTCGTGCCGAAAAGCCTGTGCAAAAAAAATATACAGAATACATTGATCTATTAGATCGACTGGCCGGTTGGAGAAGTCATAGTCCCAATAGTTATGGTACCACACATACTATAACCTACCCCGGTGGCGGTGAACCCACAGTTCTAGTCAGTTATGAACGAGTGATCGAGCATACTTTAGATCTGGGATTCTTGACTAGCCTTACTACCAATGGATCAAATCTAGATGTGTTGTTGGCCAATGTGTCAGTGGACAAATTACGCAAAATGGCCTGGATCGGCATAGACATCGATGCCGGTACCGAGCCCTTGTACGAACAAATACGTCGTAGTTTAACTAGTAAAAGTTTGTTTACCAAGGTATGCGACAATGCTCGTGGCCTAATCGAAGCCGGTGTCAATGTAGACTTTAAAGCATTGATAAACCCGTTAAATGACACAGAAGAAGCCATGAACGACCTGTTCAAGTTGGTCAGAGAACTGGGAGGTCGCATGTTATACTTTCGTCCAGTGATTATTGATAATCAAGCCTATCCCATCACGGAGGCTACCATAGCCCGATTAGAAAAGTATAGTCAACTATATAAATTACCTTACTGGGCCAATCAAAATAAAACACTTCCACGCAACTACAAGAAGTGTCACCAGATGTTTCACTTTCCTGTGTTTTGTGCCGATGGTAAAATATATATCTGTTGTGAAGGCAAAGGCAATCCGCAGTTTGAATTGGCCAATTGGGACACAGGAGACTTCCGTGATTCATGGTTGAGTCCACGTCATTATGAAATATATAATCGGACTCGTGTGGAGTTTTGTGCTCCTTGTAGGCCCAACATAAGTAATATTCAGATACAAAACATCCTAGATAATCCCAAACAAATAGAAACCTTGTACCTATGATACTATTTCCTGTCATTGAATTGATTGACCGCTTGGCCATTGCTGACGTTAAATTTGCCCGTACCGGCGCCAATCAAGAAGAACTGACCTGGTACATGAATCAGGCCACACAGTTGGATTTGGTTGTAATTGAAGATTTGTACAAAAATCTCATGGCCATACACAATCAAATCTGGGAATTGGAAGCTGAATTAAAAACGGGCAGAGAAGCAGAATTGCCCTTGGAAGAAATTGGACGGCGTGCTATTGCCATCAGAGATCACAACAACAAACGCATTGCCATCAAGAATGCCATTGCTGCACGCCTGGGTTGCGGTGTGAAAGAAATCAAACAGGATCATTTGAGTCAATGAACATGGCAGATTATCGCGAACCGTTTGACGCTGTGTCCGACTTCGAACGTGCTGTGGCTCATTACACCGGAGCACCTTACTGTGTCACAACAGATTGTTGTAGCCATGCAATAGAAATAGCATTTAGATTGACACACAACAACAACCAAGTTGAATTTCCTGCACACACCTATCTCAGTGTACCGATGACTTTGCAAAAATTATCTGTTCCTTACACCATGACCGATGCTGAATGGTGTCAAGAATATAACTTTGTAGGCAGTCAAATTTGGGACAGTGCCAGACGTTTTGAGCGTCACATGTATAGGGATGGACAAGTACAATGCATTAGTTTTGGGCGTACCAAACCATTACAAGTAGGACGTGGAGGTTGCATGCTCACTGACAGTCGAGAATTATACGAAGCTGCAGGCCGCATGAGAATGGATGGGCGAGATATTTTTCAATACAAGCCCTGGGCCACTCAAGGCACATTTACAGTGGGATACCATTACTACATGAGACCCGAAGATTGTGTCACAGGATTAAATCTTTTACTTAACAAACAATTTACACCTCAAGTGCCAGAATTTTATAATTACCCCGACTGCAGAAAATTAGTCATTGAACCTTACGTCAAAATTAATATATAGTGTTTAGCTGTGATCTAGATATTTTGCCGCTGATATTCTTTGGTATTTCATCCACCTGTTCCAGATAGCTAGGAAAACATTGTTGTCCCATGCTCATTAATAGGTCTTTGATTTGCTGTTTGTCATAAGGTCCGTTATAAACGCATTTGACTGTGCTTGTGCCAAACACAGCCAATTCTTTAAGATCTGGCAGGGCCGCATACAGTTTGTTTTCCAGACTCAAAGGATCCAATTTGTAACCACGCACATTGATACGATCCACACTGCGTCCCAGGATTCGAAAATAACCTGCTTCATCTTGTTCAGCCAAATCTCCGGTATCAAACCAATCAGCATTGGCCACGGCCGGTCCACGTATCAATAATTTGTTTTGCTCAATGCGTGCTTCTATTCCATCAGGAAGTCCCACTGTGCCTATGCGTTGTTCACCTTCCAAGGGATTGGTCATGCAGTGGCTACAGGTTTCAGTCATACCAAAACTTTCCAGTATAGGCACACCAAAACGTTGTTTCATGGCTTCGTACAGCTTCGGCGGCAAGGCTGCACTGGCACTACGAACAAAACGCAGGTGCTTGAATTGTTGTTTTAGTAATACCTTTAGTATGTCGGGTATTCCGGTTATAAAAGTGGGATTGTGATCAGTTACTTCATGTATGCGGTTTATGGGCAAGAATTTGGTTTCCATGTCTAACATACGACTCATCCAATACATCATTTGCCCGTGGGCATGCCATAGACTCATGACACTCACATATCGATCATTGGCGGTAAGGTTATAACTTTGAATAATTTGACTACACACATGATTGACCTGTTGCTGGGTAAAACTGTAAAATTTACTGTCGCCGGTGGTGCCCGAAGTGTACCAGTAAACTTTTTCTCCGGGATAATCAGCACCGTCTCTTTCTTGTACGTTATCGGCCGTGACAAACAGACTCCAGTCTGAGTTGTTCAACAGATATTGATTTCTGTCAGCAGTGGCTGCAGGATTTAGGACCATGATACTGTAGTCTTTTTCGTATAAAGGTATATGGTCCCAGGGATTGGCGACACAAATGACGGCTCGTTTCATTGAAATTTCAAGTGGTTTTTGATATTTATATTTTGGCCAAAGAATTCTAAATAAATGTTGACACCTAGGTCTAAATACAGTACAATTACTCAATACAGGTCATCCTCGACCTTAACTCGGAGAATAGATGAGCACAAACAAAGAAGATACTCTGGCAGTACTAAAAGCTGACAAATTTGTAATGGAGGCCCCATATCATCCCGGCTACGAAGATGCTGTGGTTGATCAAGGCCGACCACTCAGCCAAGTAATCAGAGAAAACATGCGTGTGACTGGCAAGCGTTTTTGGGCAGGTGATAACATCAGTGATTATGTTAGTGAACAAGATAAAGATCGGTTAATCGACGAAGCAACTACGGCATTTGAGCAGGTCCTGGATGCCTTGTTGATTGATAGAGAAACAGATCCCAACAGCCAAGGTACAGCACGTAGATTGGCAAAAATGTATTATAACGAAATTATGGAGGGCAGATATGCTCCAGCACCTGATGCAACAGCTTTTCCAAATGATTCAGCGGACCGTTACGAAGGTATGTTGGTTGTGCGTAGCGAGTTACGCAGCATGTGTAGTCATCACCATCAGCCTGTCGCTGGTGTTGCGTACATTGGTATCATTGCCGCCAATAAACTCATTGGTCTTTCAAAGTATACTCGTATTGCTCAGTGGTGTAGTCGTCGTGGTACTCTGCAGGAAGAACTAGCCAACGACATTGCCAGAGAGATTGCCCGAGCTACCGATTCAGAAAACATTGGTGTGTACATACAGGCCACACATGGTTGCTGTGAAAATCGTGGCATCATGGCACATTCAAGTCTGACACAGACTACTGTGTTGCGAGGTGCGTTCAAGACTGATCCTGGCACCAAGAAAGAGTTCATGGACAATATCAAACTGCAACAAGAATTTGCACCCAGATGATGCTAAAAAATTGGCGTGTTAAATTTTTCAACTGGCTGGGTGCCGGTAAAGTTAGATTAACAACAGACAAAGCACAGGAATACACAACTATGGGATACACATTAAATACTGGAGCAACCAATTGGAGCAACGGCGTGACTCTTGGTCTTGGCCAGACCAACATAACCGAGCCTGGTTTTAAAAATACCATTACCATCAAAGTAACCCCAGCCAGTGGTGGTCACATAGTCAGTGTAGATGGCAATGCCAATCATAACGAACTGCATATTATACCCGAAGGTACAGATTTTGATCGTGAACTGGGTAAAATTATTACCATATACCGATTAAAGGACTAGTATGAAACCCTTGGAACTTATTGCTATAATTATTTCTGCAGTCATTTTGGTTGTGTTTATTATACATCGACACGGATTATCTTTACTATGAACAAAATATACTACACCGAACGAACTGTTAAGACCTGGGTACACAACATTGTGCGTGCCATGAATCATGATGGCTTCAAACCAGATTACATTGTGGGACTTACCCGCGGTGGACTCGTACCTGCGGTCATGCTGAGTCATTATCTTGACGTGCCCATGCACAGTCTAGGCGTGAGTCTGCGTGACAACACCGGTTTTGGTCCAGAATCCAACTGCTGGATGGCCGAAGATGCTTACGGATACAAAAGTGTAGATGAGCAAGATCCCAAGAACATACTGATCGTGGACGATATCAATGATTCTGGTGCCACACTAAACTGGATACGTGAGGATTGGCAATCGGGTTGCATGCCCAACGATGTCGATCGATGGAATGACATTTGGGGCAACACCACCCGCTTTGCTGTCATGGTCAACAACGAAGCATCGGATTTCAAGGATGTAAACTATGTGGGCCAAAGCATCAACAAGTTAGAAGAACCCATATGGTGTGTTTTTCCTTGGGAAGAATGGTGGAGATAAATAGTTGTATCGAACAGCGGCCTTTACGGCATTCATCCCGCTTTACAAATTCTGCAAGCCTATGCTATAATATAACATAGGAAAAACAATGGCAAAATATCTTTCTACAAAAACATACGGCACGGACCGAGGACTCAGTTGTTGCTTTCGCCAATGGCGTAGCACTCATAGTCACTGTGCTCTGCTACACGGCTACTCAATTGGTATCAAACTGATTTTTGAAAGTGAAACCTTGGATGATCGCAACTGGGTCATGGACTTTGGTGGGCTCAAAGCATTCAAGGAGTGGGCCGACTGGCAGTTTGATCATACTCTTTGCGTAGGGTCTGATGATCCCCACATGAAATTATTTGAAATCATGGCTGGATTTGGATCGGCTGCTGAAGGTGGTGTAGTGGATCTACGCATTGTGGAAGCGGTGGGTTGTGAGAAGTTTGCTGAATTGGCATACAAGACCATGAATGAAATCTTGTCGGCATACCAAGAAAGTCGAGGATGGACACATCCAGACGGTCGTGTGTTTGAAGCACGCTACCCTGTTGGATCGGGTGTTCGACTGCGTAGTGCAGAAGTGTTTGAACACGCAGGTAATAGTGCAGTATATGAAGGTTAATCAATCATGAAAATCAAAGTCAGCGAAATATTTTATAGTTTGCAAGGCGAAGGTCGTTTTGTTGGAGTACCTAGCGTATTCTTGAGAACCTTTGGCTGTAATTTTACCTGTAGTGGTTTTGGTTGCAAGCCAGGAGAAAAATCTACAGGTGCTGACGAAGTGGCCAAAAAGGTGGAACTGTATAAAACATTTACAGATTTGCCCCTGGTAGAAACAGGATGCGACAGTTATGCGTCATGGCATCCGGCTTATAAACACTTGAGTCCCACAGTGACCACTGAAGAACTTGTGGATCGAATGTTGGCCTTGACTCCCAACAACATGTGGGCTCAGAACAACGGCAATGACGTACACTTGGTCATCACGGGCGGTGAGCCATTACTGGGGTGGCAACGTGCTTATGCAGAATTATTGAGTCATCCAAGAATGGCAGACTTAAAGAACATCACATTTGAAACCAATGGCACTCAAGAATTACACGAAGACTTTAGAGATTATCTGATTGACTGGGCTGGTGACAAGGCCGGTCGTGAAGTTACCTTTAGTGTCAGTGCCAAACTGAGTGCATCAGGCGAGTCGTGGGATGATGCCATCAAACCCAAGATTGTTAACATCTATCAAACTTATGGACACACATATCTCAAGTTTGTGGTAGAAACAGAAGACCATGTGAACGAAGCTGTTCGTGCTGTGGATGCGTTTAGACATGATGGCTTCAAAGGTGTTGTTTATTTGATGCCACAGGGCGGTGTAGTTGATCCATACGAAAGCAACAAACTAAACATTGCCAACATCTGTTGTGAACGTGGATTTAACTACAGCCCACGCTTGCATGTAGACTTGTGGGGCAACGGCTGGGGCAAGTGATGTTGGGCATGCCGGATTTTTTTAACGGAGTCAGCAGTTTTTATTATCGGGCAGTTTGGAAACCGGTATTTGTTTGGTGGCCACAGCGGTGTGACTTGACTGGACAACGTGTCTGGTTAGAGACTGCTTATCAAGGTGAAGCCATGTGGACTGGTCCGGGCACTCCAGTCTACGAATTTCGTTATCATAAAAGTCAACAACACCTAATTTGGCAACTACAACAGTGACCGAAAAAAAATCCAATGTCACCGACGGACGAGAGAGTTTTGACATCACAGTCGGTAATACTTTGGTTGCATTTTTCAATCGCAACGTCAGCACGTATGCAACCGAAGCAGGAGGACCCAAGTTTGATCTTATTCCTGTTGAAAAGCAAAAAGACATCATGGTCAATGTGGCCCGCATGTATGCTCAACAAGAATATAACAGAATTACAGAATTGGTAACAGTATTACAACGGCAAGCCGCGGAACTTAAACGTCGATTAGACATAACCGACATGGTGCATGCTGCCAAGTACGAGTTCCAAGTGTATCACGGCCAAACCTATTGGTTGGCTTACGAACACAACAAACAAGGCACTAGATTGACCCATCTGGGCCCAAATGATTGGACCACAGGTGCGCCTGCAGATTATGAATATATCTGTCAGGTCAAGTGGTTGGGTGATTACACCTGGGTAGAAGTAACAAACAAAGAGGAAACAAAATGACCGTAGAACAAATAGTATTTGCTGTAACAGCATGGGTAGTATTAACTGGATTTACTTATCACTTCACTGGGTGGGACAAGATTCGTGATTGCTATCACATGTGGTTTACACGAGCCTACTGGACTGACTATAACATAGTTGAGTTTGTTTCTTGGTTTTGTAAAGCCATAATTATTATTCCGGGATTAATATTTGGCATCCAAATTTGGCAACTGTACTTTTTGACCTTGGCCACCAGTTTGACATTGATCTGGGCATCAAACAAAAAACTGTTGCCAACGCTGGTGGCTTTTAACACCATGTGGGCATGGTTGAGTTTGATGGTCATTGCACAAAAAATTATCTAAGGAATTATCATGGGAATATTTGATCGTTTTCTAAAACGGAAACCTGAAGCAAAAACGGAAGCACCAAAGCCTCGAAAGAAATCTGCCAAAGACGCGGCCACAGAAAAGGGTGAACCGTATGTGGCCATACTCAGTGTGGAACTGGATCCCGAAAACATTGGCAACGGTGCGTTTGAACTGGATTGGAATGACAAGTTTGTGGCCAATTTGGTGCGTGCTGGTTACCAAGGCAAAACTGATGCCGACATGGTGGATCAGTGGTTTGCTGATGTGTGCAAAAATGTCATTGCTGAAAACTACGAACAATGGGAAGCCAATCAACCGTTTGAGGCCAGACCTCGTGTGATTGATCGCAAAGATCTTGGTGGCGGGAAAACTGAAGTATCGTGATCTTGTATGTGAATGGTGATAGTCATAGTGCTGGTGCAGAGTTGGTATGCATGCGTAACGGAAAGCTGTTAGAATTCGACGAAAATACCAGACAGTACCAACCAATACAAAGTAACACCCGGAGTCAAGATCCACAAGTTGAATGCGTTAACCGCAGTTATAGTCAGCGATTGGCCAACATGCTGGGTGCAGACTTGATTTGTGAAGCCGAGTCCGGTGGTAGCAATGCAAGAATACTACGACTCACTCGTGAATATCTCAAAAATAATCGACCCGACCTTGTAGTGATAGGATGGAGTCCATTTGAACGAGAAGAGTGGTGGTACAATGGCGTTGCACATCAAGTAAATGGGGGCGGTGTTAAATCAGTTCCTGCAGAGTTGGCCAATCGATATAAAAAATGGGTGATTGACAATTCCGATTCCGACGCCATCAATACCAGGACCGTGGCATCGCATCAAGAGATTTTTAGTTTCCATCGGGAATTGCTTGATTTGTCTATACCACATTTGTTTTTTAATACGTTCAACAGCTTTGAATTCATACCTGACATGGGCAGCACTTACTTTGACTGGGGAAATTATTTTGTTGAACCGTACTTGGAATCTTACACCTATTGTTTGTGGTTAAAAAATCAAGGATATCGACCAGTCAGTGAGACCAGCATGCATTTTGGTCCAGCGGCACACCGAGCCTGGGCTGAATTCTTATACCAAAATTATTTTAAAAAATGATACTATATGTAAATGGCGACAGCCACAGTGCTGGTGCCGAAGCAGTAAATTCATATTCGTTTGCTCAAGACGACAGTCTGTACTGGAACATGTCACGTGAGCCACATCCAGATAATCTGCGTGTGAGTTACGGCTGTGAACTGGCCAACATGCTGGGTGCAATATTAGAGTGTGATGCTGAAAGTGCCAGTAGCAATGACCGTATTATCCGCACCACCTATGCGGCCTTGGACGTGTTTCGCCCAGATCTTGTGGTGATAGGATGGAGCACCTGGGAACGAGAAGAATGGTGGCACCAAGGCACCGAACAATATTGGCAGATCAATGCCGGGGGCATAGGTCACGACTGGCCTCAAGAAATCAAAGACCTGTACAAAAATTACATTCTAAATCTCAACTACGATCATGCCATACGCCATGCACATGAAAAAATACATCTGTTACATAGGAATTTGGCCGTGGCCCAAATTCCACATATATTTTTTAACACATTCGAACCCTTTACCAATTTACCAAATTTTGACTGGGGCCGCAGTTATATTGAACCATATGATCCAGCCCATACCTATTACAATTGGTTGATCGAACGCGGTTTCAAGCCAGTAAACCCCAATTCATATCATTTTGGTCCAGCAGCACACAGGGCCTGGGCTGAATTTTTATACCAAAATTATGTCCAAAACTTGTTGACAACGTAATCATTATATGCTATTATAACTACATGAGATATCTTTTAGTAGACACAGCCAATACCTTTTTTCGTGCCAGACACGCTGCCCATCGTCAAAGCGATACCTGGGATCGCCTGGGTTTTGCCATACATGTCACACTAAATAGTGTAAACAAGTCCTGGCGGGATCAACAGGCCACTCATGTGGTATTTTGTCTGGAAGGTCGCTCGTGGCGCAAAGACTTCTACGAACCTTATAAAAAGAATCGTGCTGTGGCCCGTGCCGCACTCACCGAACGTGAAGCCGAAGAAGACAAGTTGTTTTGGGAAACCTTTGACACCTTAAAAGACTTCTTGGGCAATAAGACCAATTGTACCGTATTGCAACACCCCGATCTAGAAGCCGATGATCTGATCGCGGGCTGGATACAGAGCCACCCACAAGATCATCACACCATTGTGAGTTCGGACACAGATTTTCATCAACTGCTGGCTAACAATGTAAATCAATACAACGGAATAGCAGATGAACTCCACACTACGCAAGGTATTTTCGACAAAAAAGGTAACCCAGTCAAGGATAAAAAAACTAAGGAACCAAAAACAATTCCGAATCCTCAGTGGATTCTTTTCGAGAAGTGCATGCGAGGGGATCCGACCGACAATATCTTTTCAGCGTACCCAGGGGTCCGTACAGTGGGTAGCAAAAATAAAGTTGGGCTCAAAGAAGCATTTGATGACAAAGATAAGAAGGGTTTTGCGTGGAATAACTTGATGCTACAGCGTTGGGTAGATCACCATGGTGCTGAACATCGTGTGTTGGACGACTATGAACGCAATCGTGTGTTGGTAGATCTTTCTGCACAACCCCAAGAAGTCAAGTCCAAGATCTTGGGCACCATCCAAGGCAATAGTGTTCCGTTGGATCGGCCCATGATCGGCGCACAGTTTTTGAAATTCTGTGGCAAGTATGATCTGGTCAAAATGAGCGAGTATGCCACACAATACACAGCCTGGTTAGAAGCACCTTATCCCACAAAGGAATAGCATGTTAGAACAATTTAGACAGTGGTACCTGCGTAACTACACCGAAATCACTTGGTTTCTCATTGGTTTTTTGATCATGGCCGGTTGTGCTCAAATTGGTCGAGGCGAGTATGTTGATGCTTCAATCAGTTGGTTGGTTGCTGCTGTAAATTATTGGTTTGTCAAAAGATGATCTTTTTGTTGTTGTTTGTGCTTGCTGTCAAACACTGGATTGCCGATTTTGTTCTACAGTTTGAGTACATGGTTGAACAAAAAGGAATCTACGGCTTGAGGGGAGGCATTGAGCATGCCCTGTTGCACGGAATACTCACTGCCATAGTGCTGACAGCATTTATCAACAACATCATGGCCGCGGCCATGTTTGGCCTGCTTGACAGCGTGGTACACTATCACATTGACTATGTCAAGGCCAGGTGGGGAACCAAAGATGCCAACCAACAACGATTTTGGATTCAACTAGGAGCCGATCAATTGGCTCATTACACTTTCTATATCTGGTTGATATGGATTTTGCAAGATGTAGTTTAAGGAGAAATGTATGAGTGACATCATAGCCAAACCCGTAGTAAAAAACAAATTCTGGATTGTGGAATCAGGTGGAACGAAAATCGCCACCATCCAGGCCATTGACGAAGGTGGATTTGTCTACGTACACGATGATCAGAGAGAGATGTTTCCGTCGATCAAATTGTTGAGTAAAAAATACAATATCGAATTTGTCAAGGCCGAACGACCAAGACGAGAAAAACAAGATGTGTACGAAGTATATGGTTTTCCCACCCCCAATCAGCCCAACAACGAAGTGTTAGATGTGCAACGCTATCTGCCTATCTATACCAAGGGTGCCAAATCAAAAAGTTTCTTCTGTGCCGGATACTATATCATCCGATTCAGCAACACCTGGGTCAGGGCCTACTGTCCAAAACTGATCACACTGAATCGCTACGAATATCAAGGTCCATTCAAGACTCAAGAAGCCATGTTGGAATCCATGCGAGAAGCCAATGGACAATAATCTGCCCTTGCATGTCAAAAATTTCAACAACAAAGTGCGAGCCATGAATCAGAGCAACGGCAAGTTATTGACCTTGAACGCTGAAGAAGCCCGCAGTTTACACGCCGAAATCTACGATTTAATGGCCACTATCGCCAACTTGGCTGGTCAAACTGCACCCGGCACAGCAACGACCAATATCAGCATGGATGGTGGTGGGTTTAAGTAAACTACGCATATAATTGAGATAAATAAACAGTAGATCAAGGATAGCAAATGAGTCGACCAAAGCCAACGGTGCTGTTGGACCATGTGAACAAGACCACATACAAAAGCGAACAGGTTCTAAGTAGCGAAGGTATCTGGGCGGTGTTCTACGACAATCAACCCATCAATTTAAAAACTCACAATATCTTGGTCAGTTATCCTGGTCCCAAATACAAAAAAGTTTCATTCAGCAACCCCGGTCATGCCATCAACTTGTCCAAGAAACTCAACGTGTTGTTCAAGACCGACAAGTTTACCGTGGTGTTGTTACGTGCCGGCGACAAAATCTACCCCTAAGCGTTATACCCAACTCCAACTGACACGAATTTTTGTTCAACAAGGCAACTTGCCCATGGCCGAAACTTCTGACTACCAACGGGCCTGGTGGATGAATCCCACTGATGCCAACAGCCTCAGACTGACCTTGCAGGGTCTACAGTTTGTCAAGGCCGTTCTTAAAATACAAAGTTATGAATTTACCTTGCCCGAAGATCTAACCAATCACAATCTCCTGCAACTGGAACGCTGGTTCAAAGGCATGTACTACCTGCTCAAACGACACAAGATTATCTTGTTCGAAGAAGAAGAAGCACTCATGTTGACCTTGCATGGTTCAGACTTAAAAACCTACCTAGATAACTTGGAAAGCCAAAGTTAGTGATCACTAACATAAGGTCTCCGTTTGGTTGACCTAAAATTCCCAAAATAGTATAATAGTTTTTTGGAGAAGAAGAATGAACATTATACAACAACATCAATTTGCAAACTATTGCATTGATCCGGATGCCTTTCATCCTAGCAAAGTACAGACCATTGATGCACTAGTTGCCGCATTAAAAAAACAAAGCAAGGGCCAAACAGTATTTTGGGAAAACGATGAAAAGTATTTCGGAGAAGGTTTTGAATCTTGGTGGGCCATTGCGGCAAAACTACGCGGACATGATAAACGTATTGACCTCATTGATTATTTGCCAGCAGGCAAAGACGAATTTGGACTAGACGGCTATGCTGGTTGCCATTTAGAAACTACCTTACGCGGCAAGGCAGGAGCACAATGTAAAGCAACGTCTGACGCTACTAAATTGTTCGACCGCTTCAATACAGGTAACTTAGGTACCCCTTTAGAGGCCGCCGCAATTTGGCAGTTGGACCGTGTAGTGTTTGTTACTACAGGTGCAGGTATTCATCCCAAAATTTTAGCAACATGGAATCAAAATCGGCACTTAGTCCGAGTTCTAAATAGAACTGATCTTGCTAACATTTTTGACAATTCATTGGATGTTTGGGAAAATTGGCATCAAAGTCTATTGACAGCACAGGTATCTGTGTAGTATAATAAATACTATTGTAATTGACGAAGCCCCAATTACAATTTTAAACTCTATGGGCTATGACAACAAATTGGAGAAAACATGTCAAAACTTAATCTAGGTCTATACGACCACGTCGAAGACGCAATCATTGCCGTTACACAATCACAAACCGATCGAGGTCGTTGTATTATCCCCACAGGCGGCGGTAAAACTGCGGTAGAAGCTCACAGCCTTCGCCTTCGTGGGATTAGCAACGAATTCAAAATCCACCTGATTCTTGCTCCACGCATTGCACTTGCCAACCAATTGATCAAAGAATTTCGTGGTTACATTGGTCACAATTATTTAGGTGTAGCATTTCACAGTGGCAAGGACGAGCAAGACTACAGTCAAATCAATTGGGAAGAAACTGCTACCACATCACGTGAAGTGATCAATGAAAAGATTGCCGAAGCACAAGGCCGCGGTAAAAATCTTGTGATCTTCAGCACATACCATTCTGCATGGAAACTAGTAGATCATGATTTTGGTATGGTCATTGCTGACGAAAGCCAGTATTGTGTAGGCAAGGATTACTTTGATACTATTACCAAACTCAATGCAGAATTCAAACTGTTCTGCACAGCCACAGAAAAGCATGTAGAACATAACCCACTTGGTCGTGGACTCAACAATGAAACAGTATTTGGTGCAGAAATTTACAAAATTTCTGCAGGTGAGTTGATTGCCCAGGGCATTATTGTACCGCCCCGTGTGCATGTTATGACCGCAGAAAAATCGGCCAAAAGTGCAAGTTCTGTAGTTGACGAGTCTATTAAAATTGCCGAGCACCAACACACATTGACAATTCATCAAGGCATGCCCTACAGCAAAATCTTGTTTGCAATGAATGGCACCGACGACATTCGCAAGATTGTTGCCAGCATTGCTCGCATTAAGCAAGCATTGCCAACTCATCGTATTTTTACTATCATGAGTAATGAGAAATATGGTGCTATGATTGATGGTCAAAAGACCATTAACATCATGCATGCCGGGCAAGTGTGGCAAAACAAGATCAGCCGTAGTGTGTTTTTTAAAGAGCTTCGCGAAACAGACAATGCACTGATCTTTCACTATGACATTATCAGCGAAGGCATTGACATCGATGGTATCACTGGAGTGGTTATCAACCGCAACATGCAACTGGCTAAATTGTTGCAAACCATTGGTCGTGCCGTTAGAAAATACAAGGCTAATCCTGCACTGAAACCTCAGGCCTGGGTTACTATCCCTGTGATTGACGGAGATGCTGAAAACAAAGATTGGGTTGAGCGTGTGTTAACTCACATCAAGGCCGGCGGTTTTGCAATTGAAAACATCAAGTTTACCGGTCAAGATGGTCCCGGTACAGACGATGACACTGGGCTAGAAAACCAATTTGGTAACACAACCAAAGGCACAGTACAGACCATGATTCAAAACATTGTGCATGAGATCGAAGATGGTGTATACTGGAAGAAACTTACAGAAATGACCTTTGCAGAACGCATGGCTAAAATGGCCCAGGGCGTTAAAACTATTGTAAAAATACAACAAAATCCCAACCTTTAAAGGTTGACAATTATTGGCAATTTTGCTATAATTATTGCTACAGTACAAGAACATTCCCCTTTATGCTCTTGTTACTTTTTATACACAAAGGAATGGAGAATTGAATCATGATATCTTGGACATATACAGATCAGAAGAAAGACCTTGAGTTTTGTTTTGAGAGTGGAGATTTTGCTCCATCAACCAGATACAAACTTCAGTCACCTTTCAATGCTACAAAATCATACCCATCAAACTCAACATGGGATCTTTGGTTTGCGGTACTTTCAAACTATTCGTTTACTTTCACTGGACAAGATGTTATACTTGTCAAATACAACATTGAGGCTGTCTTGATGTTGGTTGAGGACTTTGGCATTGCACCTGCATCGATTACCTTGCTGAGTGACAATGACAACAAAACTGCTCTAGCACAAGCCTGGGGAGTAACAGTCATTACTGACTGCAAGGAGATACCTGAAATGAAATTTACACACGTGATCAAGAACCCGCCATGGGATGACGGCATTTACGCAAAATTTTGGCCGCTGGCATACGAAGCTTTAGTACTCGACGGATATCAACTTGATATCCTACCAACTAACTGGATGACACTGGTTAGTTTTGCCTCTTCTCGAAAGTATTTGCTTGAAAACTTTCAAATTTTGAGTATTCGAATTTATGACAACAGCAAAGGTCAAGTATTTGAAGCGGCCCCTGGCGGCGATGTAGTGGTCATGGTATCACGTAAGAGTTCTAACCCTGACAATACGTTAGTTGAATACACTTACTTTGACAATCCTACATTTACTGTAGACTTGTCACGCCATGAAATTTGGCCCATGTACACAACTGCATTGTCGGTTAAGATCTGGGATATGGTTGTAAGCAAAAAGATTAACAACATTAACTGGGACAAAAAAGCACCTACTCCTTACTTTGTAAGTGCCCCAACAAAAGTGCATCAACGTATCAACCCCAACTTTATGAATGGCCCTCCGGGCTCTCGGTGGGACTTGAACACCCTCAAAGGTATTGCAGATGAACAACAGTTCTTCTTTGACACAAGCGAGAAAGCCACGTTACATCATGAATGGTTTGGAACAGACATGTTTGCCTACATTCTTGCTATGGCAAAAAGCCAAATGAAGAATCAGCCTCACCCGATTGCATACACTGGAGAGCATAACTTTACTAACAACGATTTTGTTAGTTACTTTGGTTTTACCAAACAACATCTTGATGAGGTAGCAGAATGGAAATTGAATTCATAAGAAAGCACATACAAGACCGCGAGTACATGAGCGGAGTTGAGCGAGACAAAGCTAGAGTCAAGGCCACCGGAGAGATCTTTACAAAATTGGCCACCGCCCAAGCGAGTCTTGACAAGATTGAGCAGTTTGATCCAACTGCTTTTTCTGATCCAACTAAAACATTTTGCGATCCGGCAGCGGGTGACGGCAATCTGATTAGCGAGGCGTTGATCCGAAAACTGGAAGCTGTAGCAGTCAACGGCGAAGTTACTGTAAAACAATTTGAACAGGCACTATCCACGATTTATGGTGTAGATCTTATGCCCGACAATGTTCGACTATGCCAAGATCGATTGCTGTGTGAACAAGAACACCTACGACATATAGTAGAAAAGAACATTGTATGTTCTGATGCATTAACATACAATTACTGTTTTGGAGAACCCGAAACATTTGGTAATGGATTATTTGAATTGACCAATTAATACTATTAAAGTATAATTAGGTTTACTAATTAAAACAGGTAAACAATTATGTTAGTATGTATAAATCACGGTTGCAATAAATTCTGTATACCAAGCGGTGTTAGTAAAAAAGGTATAGTCAAGTATCGTGTTCATTGTAGTCATTGTCAAGGTGCTAGTTACGGACGGCATCCGCATAGGGAAGGCGTGACGCCTTTTAAACAAGGTAAATGTAGTAACATAAACGGTAAATTGGGATTTAATTGTCCAACAGATTTTAATAAATTTCCAGAGTGGGCAAAAGGATTAACTGAAGTTGATCATATAGATGGAAACAATGCTAACCACAGTCATGATAATCTGCAAGAACTTTGTGTATATTGTCATAAACTCAAAGGCCAAATGAATGGCGACTATAAGCGTAAAAAATGAGCTACTTAGAAGAAATTAAACGCAAGTACGATATTACAGACCACAAAGAAACGGCGGTAGAAATACCCGAGCTTCCTACTGATGGTATTGTATTGATTGTTGGCACATCAGGCTCGGGTAAAAGTACTATCTTACGTAGCCTAGGTGAACTACGTCAGCCTGTAGTAGATAACAATCGTAATACAATAGAGAACTTTACCACACCCGAACGTGGCGAAGAGTTATTGTTGGCCTGTGGACTGAGAACAATTCCTACTTGGTTCCGATCACCTGCAACATTAAGCAATGGTGAGTATCACAGGTTTGAAATGGCTATTAGTTTAGATCAAGGACTTGGCACAGTAGATGAGTTTACGTCGGTTGTCGACCGTGATACCGCCAAGAGTCTTGCCTTAAGTATTCGCAAGTTTTATGATCGACGTGGTACTACAGAACCACTTTATATTGCTTCATGCCACAGAGACATTGTTGACTGGTTAGATCCAGACTGGGTGTATGACACAGACCTGCAGAAACTTGATAACCGGAGGTCACTTCTTCCAGTGGGAAGACGACCACCAATTACACTCACCATCCGAAGCACAACGCCGGACTATTGGCGATATTTCAGTAAGTATCACTATCTAGATACCAGGATGAGTCGCAGTGTCCACTGCTATGTGGGGCTCATCGGTGACAAACCTGTGGCCTTCCATGCTGCCATACATTCAACCAATAGAGATATCCATAGTTACTGGCGTGGTCATAGGACTGTGGTGTTACCTGAATTCCAAGGCATGGGCATAGGCACAGCATTCAGTGATGCCATAGCAGAAATGTATGTGAGTCGTGGCATGAGATACTTCAGCAAAACTGCCCATCCCAGCTTTGGTGAACACCGAGAGAAATCACCGTTATGGCGGGCAACATCAACCAATCGGAAAAGTCGAAAAAGCAGTTATTTGCTCAAGGACGGCTCTATCCGGGCCATGCCGGGCTACGGTGGCAACGCCCAAATTGCCTTGAGAGATGCGGATCGTGTGTGCTACAGCCATGAATACCTGGGCAAGAAGTAATATGAAAAAATTTGATAGTTTAGTAATACTCGGGGATAGTTGGTCATGGGGGTCAGAGTTGCCAGAAGATATTCGTGTGGCAAGTAGATTTGATGCCCTATTAGGAGAACAACTCAAATTAGAATGCATTAATTTATCTCGAGAAAGTGCATCAAATTTTTGCCTTAAGTGGCATTGGCTCGATTGGTTGTTGACTACTCCTGTTTATAAAAATCCACTGGTGATTGTAGGAATCACTGGGCCTAATCGTCAACTAATTTATAACAATCGGGCAGAGTTTTTTCAAGAAGGCGGCGGTGGTCGGTTAGTGAGCGAAGACGTAGTTCTATCCAATTGGGGAAACTCACAAGAGGTAGGTGGATTTATACGAGCATTTCCTAACTATATCGATAACCCAACGCCAATTAAAACCAAATGTCAAGAAAACTTTTATCGATATAATTACAATGATACAATGGCGGAAATTTATTCCATCTGGGAAATTAATCATTTAAACTCGTTGATAAAGTCGGCAGGCGGTCAGGCAATATTCTGGTCTAATTTTCATTTGTATAATCAAGTTTCATTGCCTTGGTGTCAACTATTATTAAATTCTGTTAATCTAGTTGATTCACTGCACCCAATATCATCGTCGTTGCGATCAAAGAAGAATCATGTATGCCCAGGTGGTCACCCAAATATTGCCGGACACAAGTATATACAAAATATCTTATTACAGCACCTGATTGATCACGAGATCGTACGCCAGTAAATATAGCCTTAAAAATCAACGACTTACGTACTTAAAATACCCCGTTTTTAGGGGGTTTTTTATGGTTGACCCAAAATTCCCAAAATAGTATAATACTTGTATAGTTAATTTTTAGGAGCTAAACATGGTTGGACTAACAATAGTAGATGGTGATATCATCCGTAGTTATGATTTCAAACCTATGGCGGGCCGTGAAGATACCTTTGTGGAAGGCCAAGTGTTAGACAGTCATAATACCGAACAAGGTTATCAAGCATACAAGATCCTGGTTACCAAAGATTCATGGAGCGATGCTGAAGACAAAGGTCGTTTGGGTCATGTGGTATTTGTGCCTTGGAGAGTGAGTTTTAGCGAGTTCCAAGGTCGTGTGATGAACTTATCGAGATGAGCAACCTGTTTCTTGTTTCGTGGGACTGTACCGGACTAGAAGCTGTGATCAATGTCACAGACTACGAAAAAGAAACTACCTGGGCCACTCTCAAGAATGAAGAGCCACCGGCCAAGTTGAGCAGTATGGTCAACCATTTGATGCTTCGTGCCAGAGCCAACAGCCAAAGACATTATGAAATCTATACCATGCAGGTTGCTGAAGGTATTTCAGATGAGGATATACGTGGTATGTTTGACGCAGATCCGCAAGGTTCGGCTGATTTGATACGTGATCGTGGTAATCAAATTTATTCGGATCGTGAAAATCTACTAGACCGTAAAATTGTTTAATTGTATAATAGTTCTATGGTAGTTAATTTTGTAGTAATTTTTTAGGAGCCTGTGATGAGTACAACTATTAGTGAAAGCCGTACAGTAACACCAAACGAATGCCGTAGCAGACTGCTTCGTGCGTTCAAAGTTCAACGTCCTGTTTTTATCTGGGGGCCTCCCGGAGTAGGCAAAAGTGAATTGGTAGCCGGTCTTACCCAAGAATTGGGTGGCCATACCATCGACCTTCGCTTGGGACAGATGGAGCCCACCGACTTGCGTGGTATTCCGTTTTACAATAAAGAAAATGGCAAAATGGACTGGGCTGAACCTGTGGATTTGCCCACAGAAGACATGGCCAAGGAATTTCCCATTATCACCTTGTTTTTAGACGAAATGAACGTGGCAGCCCCGGCTGTGCAAGCCGCGGCCTATCAGTTGATTCTTAACCGCAGACTAGGCAAGTATCACCTGCCCAAGAATGTGGTAATTGTTGCCGCAGGCAATCGTGAAAGCGACAAAGGCGTTTCATTCCGTATGCCCATGCCCTTGGCCAATCGTTTTGTACATTTAGAAGTGCGTGCTGACTATGATTCCTGGAACGAGTGGGCTGTTAAAAATCGTGAGCACAAGGATGTGGTAGGTTACATTGGTTTTGCCAAGCAAGACTTGATGGATTTTAACCCACGCTCGGCCAGCCGTGCCTTTGCAACACCACGTTCATGGCACTTTGTGAGCGAGTTCTTGCATGACGAAGATGCCACAGACGCAGAATTGTCAGACTTGATCGCAGGTACCATTGGTGATGGATTGGCAGTTAAGTTTATGGCACACCGCAAGGTTGCAAGCAAGATGCCTAACCCAAGCGAAATCTTGTTAGGCAAGGTCAAGACCTTGGATGTCAAAGAAGTTAGTGCCATGTATTCCCTGACTGTATCCATGTGCTATGAATTGCAAGATGCTTATGCCAAATTGGGCAAGGAAAAGATCGCGGACTGGCACGGTATGGCCGATAACTTCTTCCGCTTTATGATGGATAATTTTACCACTGAGTTGGTTGTCATGGGTGCTAGAGTTGCTCTTACCACCTACAACTTGCCTTTGGTACCAGGTAAACTCAAGAACTTCGACGAATTCCACAAGCGGTACGGCAAGTATATCATTGCCGCAGGTGGTAAGAACTAACAGGTTGCTGTCACAGGCAAGGGGCAGGAGAAATCCGTAAGACCCCTTTTAATTATGAAAATATATATAGAATCAATACATCATAAAGAAAAAGCACACGATCTTTTTGACAAAAAACTTTGGGTAGATTCGAGTTCTAATGAAAAACTTTCTGAAAATGTAAAAGAATTGCATCAGTTTTTTTCAACAATCTATGGACCCAGCGTTGATATCGATACCGCAGACTATATAGATCAGAAACCAAAGTGGGATTGGGAAACTCAAAGGCGTACTCGTTACGAAAGAAAGTGGAGCTTTAAGCCCGGAAAAAATATTTTTTATGTTCACAATGATGACATCGAATACATTAAATTTTATTATCCAAAAATAGAATATCGCCAATGGTCATAGGTCCTTTGCTCATAGTTGGTCTGGCTAGCATGGCTTCGGTAGAAACCACTGGTAAAGGTCTAGCCGATCATACCATTTCAACTATGCGTGATCAAGACTGCAAGATCAGCCGAAGCATCAGCGGTAATGACATTTGCCGCCCCACAGCACCCGAACCACGTGCAACGGTCACAGTCAGTCAACCCACACCACCACAAGTGGTCAAATCTGGTTCTAGTGTACAAAGCATGGAAGATGTGTTTAATCAGCGAAAAAACCGTGCTAACCAAAAGGTTGACCAAAAAATCAATTAAATGTATAATATATATAATAACGGAGCGATCTCAATGACTACACTAGCAGAAAAAAGCAAAGAATCCACAGCAACAGATCCCAAGATCGATGCCGCCGCACGTGAAAAACTGGTAACCGCACGTATCGGTCTCTTGCTCCGGGCACCGTTTTTTGGTAATTTGGCCACTCGTATGACATTAACCAATGCCGACGATTGGTGCCCCACTGCTGCCACAGATGGTCGTAAATTCTATTACAATAGTGTGTTCGTCAATAACATGCCACTCAAGCAATTGGAGTTTTTGGTAGGGCATGAAGTTTTACATGCGGTGTACGATCACATGGGACGTCGTGGCAATAGAGATCCAAAATTGTGGAACATTGCCGATGACTATTGCGTGAACTGGGATTTGGTAGAACAACGCATTGGCGACAAGATTCCCATCGCACTCTATGATCAAAAATACAAAGGCATGAGTGCCGAAGAAGTCTACGATGATCTTTACGAGAACGCAGACAAAATTGATGTCAATGAACTGATGAAACGTCTCTTGGACGAGCACCTGGATGGTGAAGGCGACGAAGAAGGTGACGGCGAAGATGGCAACAAGCCCGGCAATGGTCGCCCTAAACTCAGCGAAGAAGAAAAGAAACAAATTCGCGACGAAATCAAAGAGGCTGTATTAGCAGCCGCCAATGCGTCGGGTGCAGGCAACTTGCCGGGTGGTGTCAAACGCATGATCAAGGACCTAACCGAACCTGTGATCAACTGGCGTGAGTTGATCAATCAACAGATTGAATCGACTATCAAGAGCGACTTCACTTGGCAACGTCCCAGCCGCAGAGGGTGGCACATGGATGCTATCATGCCTGGCATGTTACCTGGTAATCAAATTGACGTGGTCATTGGCATTGACACATCGGGCAGTATCACCGACAAAGATCTTAAAATATTCTTGAGTGAAATCAAAGGTATCATGGAAAGTTACGACGAGTATCGTATCCATGTCATGGGCTGGGATACCGAAGTACACAACCATGAAATATTCACCTCGGACAATATCACCGACATTGAGAGTTTTCAACCCGGTGGAGGTGGTGGTACAGATCCGCATTGTGTATGGACCTGGTTGGAAGAAAACAACATCGAACCCAAGAAACTGATCATGTTCACAGACTTTTGTTTCTTTGGTTGGAGCCCCGATCAGGTCGAACAGTATTGCGATACTGTGTGGATTATCAAAGGCAACAAAGAAGCCCAGCCCGAGTTTGGTGTGTATGCACACTATGAGGATGCTGCAAAATGAACGAGAATATCCAACGCATAGCCGAGGCCACCAACTTTACCATTGCAGACAGCCCTGTATGGCGACTCAAGGTCCAAGAGTTTGCCCAGGCCATTGTGCAGGAGTGTGCTGATATTGCACACACCGCTGAACCTTATCAAAGCAGTGACAATATTTTAAAACATTTTGGAGTAGAATAATGGAATTTCAAAATCCCAAAGATCTAAAACCCAAGGCCGCAAGAGAACTGGCATTGAATCTGCAACTGCGTATTCTCAAATTGGAAAACTGCCTGGATGACCTAAGCCGTAGTGTGGAAATTGCCCAGTTTACCAAACAGTACAATGTGACCGAAGCCTTTGTGCGTGATGCCGAAGCCCTGTTGGAAGATCGTTTGATTGTGCCCGAAATAGATCAAAGCAATCGTAAATTTGTCTTAGTCGAAGGCGAAGTTGACAAACAAACTGTAAAAGACATTGTGGCCAATGCTAAAGCATAACGAAGCCAATCCCTTGGCTGTTTTTGGACTCAGACAACTGGATCATTGCCCGCCACACTTTACACCTGTCACATTCGAATTAAAAAGCAACGAAAAAACCATTTCAGACTGGATCTGGACCAATTTAACAGGCAGATTTTACTACGATGATCGAGTCTACAAGGATGCCGACAACAATGTACACAGCCATCGCTGTGCGGCTTTTGAAATAGCTGCCGAAGCCAGTATGTTTGCCTTGATACTGGATCAGATCAACACATTCAATTTCGAGTTCTAAAAAATTTTTCCACCGAAGATATAGATCGTAAATATATGCATAGTTTACGGAGATATCTATGCAAGAACAAGCAACACAAGAAACACAAACAGAACAAGCGGTACCGCCTGAGAACACAGTTCAATTACAACTGTCAGACTTGGTAATGTGTGCCCAGGCCATACAATTGGCCAGTCAACGTGGCGCATTTCGTGCCGATGAATTCACACAGATTGGCGGAGTATTTGATCGCATAACCACTTTCCTTAAATCCAGTGGTGCATTGGGATCCAGCTCTGCACCAACCAGTGATGAAACAGTGGCTTCAACAACCGCTGAATAAAAGGAAAAATTAAAATGATTAAACATGTCGGTAAACACAACAGCAAAAAAATAGTTCTGCTCTGGCGTCGTGTACCCAACGAAGGTCATATGGCCTTGGTTGCTTACAGCGATACTTTGCCAAGAATGATTCATGACGAAGTCATGCGTGCCTTAGAAAGTGATATTGGGCAAAACGCCAAAGACTTTTCGGATGTGTTATTCCGTACAACCATGGGCGATGGTCGTAATGCTCTCGAAGTATTGCACAAAGAAGGCTTTATTAAAAAGGTTCCTTGCAATCAGGTCTTGATCACACCCACTGCCAAATCCAGTGTTCGTCTTGATGAATTAAACACAATCTTGGATGAGATGGATAAAGGTGAAGACGCCATTAAAAAATTGGCTGAAATTGATAGCCAAGCAGGTATGTCAGGCAAGCGTCGTAAGACTCAAGGTCGCGAGGTTGGAATGCCGCCCAACAACACCAGTGTGAGTAGAACCAACATTGATGTGGAAGCAACCGACAGTGCCGCAAGTTATCTCAAAGGTGTGTTGACCGATGATGACTTGGTCACACAACGTTTGAGTCAAGCCGCACAGATGCAAAAGCAGGCCGAGCAGTTGTTGGCCGAAGCCAAGCGTTTGACCGAAGAAGCAAAATCACTAACACCTGCAAAAAATGGCACAACAAAAACCAAAAAAACCACGACAGCCAAAAAGCAGGCGGCTTAATCTAAATAGAAAAGATCAATGGGAAAAACTGTTAAAAGAAGTTCACAAAGAACAGGTTCCCATTGGTGTTCTAAGATATATCACTGTTAATCTCAAAGACGGAACCAGTGTAGATGTCAACATTGCAGAGATGTTGGCCGAAGGTGCTGATCCAGGTGAGGTAGAACGCATGATCAATCACAGATTAGAATCATTAGATGATGTCATCAACGATGTGGATTTTCATATCAGTGTAGACAGTGTGGCCAAAGTAATACAACCTTTCACAGACAAACTCTTAAAAGACTTATGATCAATGCCATATTTGCCGTTGACTTCAACGGCGGTATGGGGTTCAATGGTACCCTACCTTGGCCCCATAATTCCGAAGATTTACAACACTTCCAAGATCTAACCACAGGTCATGTTGTGGTGTGCGGTCGGCGCACCTGGGACGATCCCAAGTTGCCCAAACCCCTGCCCAACCGTAAAGTGTACGTGGCTACCAACAGACCCATTTCTTATGCCACAGCATTTGCAGGCGATATCAAAGAAAACTTGTTGCAGATAGAAGCCGCCAATGCAGATAAAAAAATATTTGTCATAGGCGGATCCAAATTGCTTGAAGAAGCACAACCTCTATTGGATCGAGTATATGTGACACACATCAAAGGATCATACAGATCTGACACCAGAATATATGTAAAAGAATTTCTTTCTGGATTCCGACCAGTGCGTGCTCAAGTAAGTAGTGATTTCCAATCCATATTTACAGTCTATGAATCCATCTTCAAGCGAAGTCAAACCTAAGATATTTGTCAGCGGAAGTAGTTGGGCCCGCGGTGAATGGGCGGTTGGAAATCCTGTAGTACAACATGATGGTATACGACAGTATTTTGCCGATGCAGGATACACAGTAGTAGATGCCAGCCAGGCTCGTAGTTATCACAGCCGTGTGATCGCACATCTAGATGATAAACTGGCAAGTCAATACACCGCAGGAGACCTTGTATTTTTTATAATGGCCGATCCATTGTTGGATCTTATCATGCCAGAACTTGCCGGACTAAATCTTAAACGTGACAGTGATGCTCGTAACTTGCCCAGGTTTACACAAGCTATTAAAGCAACCGGCGGATTAATTAATCTAGTACGACAACAACAAGATAGCATTTACAATCAACTTGATGCTGTGGCTAAAAAATACAGTGCCAGTGTGCATTGCATTGGTGGCACTTATAATGTAAACACCACAATATCTTGCAAGTATACCAACTTGTTGCCCACTGTGCCAAGTTGGATATATTTGTTAGCAGGACAATTTCAAGAACACCCAGGAATAGATCTTCCAGAGTTTGGTATAACGTATACCTGGGGCATTGACTACATAGACTTATCCACATATACACCAGAATTTGCCAATCAAGTTCGTCAAGAATTTGATTCAATATCCGATAGTACCAGAATAATGGATGAACTTATTTTTCATCCGGATGGCTTGCATCCTAACAGAGAAGGTCATACAATACTATATAAACATCTAACAGACTTATTACACCTATGAAACAATACCTAGACGCACTTCGACAAGTTCTTGAGCAGGGTGAGGTTCGAGACGACCGTACCGGTGTAGGTACTATCAGCCTGTTTGGATTGCAACAACGCTACGATTTGAGTAAATTGTTTCCAGCGGTAACTACTAAACGACTAGCATGGCGAGCTTGTGTAGGCGAGCTGTTATGGATGATCGAAGGATCCGGGGACGAACGCAGGCTGGCCGAAATTACACATGGTACCAGTGATGGTACTGTGACTATATGGACTCCCAATGCTCTTGCCCCTTATTGGAAACCCCGGGCACGGTTTGAGGGTGACTTAGGTCGTGTGTACGGAGTACAATGGCGACATTGGCGTACTTACGAAACTCGTGAAGCAGGTAGCTTCAAAAACGAGTTTGGTAGTTGGTATAGTACACCAGCAGGTGTAGTAGAACGAGAAGTTGATCAATTACAGGATTTAATCGCAGGACTAAAGACAGATCCTTACGGACGTAGACATGTATTAACAGCATGGAATCCTGGTGAACTAGATCAAATGGCACTACCGCCATGCCACATGTTTGCACAGTTCTATGTGAGCCGAGACGGCCGACTAAGTTGTCAAATGTATCAAAGAAGTTGCGACATGTTTCTAGGAGTACCATTTAATATCGCAAGCTACAGCCTCTTAACGGCCATGATAGCTCAAGTGTGCGGCCTTCGGGTTGGTGAGTTCGTTCACGTTCTCGGCGATGCACACATCTACTTGAATCATGTTGAACAGGTAAAAGAACAACTGACACGTGAACCATTACCTGCGCCAACTCTCTGGCTTAATCCAGATATTCGAGATATTACAAAATTCACAATGGCAGATATTCGTTTAAGCGAATATCAATCACACAACAGCATCAAAGCGGAGATGGCAGTTTGAAATTTTTAGTAACCGGTGGTGCTGGCTTTGTTGGGCATAATGTAGTGCGTCAACTTGAAGCACAAGGCCACGAGTGTTTTGTACTCGACAACGTAACAGACTACGGATTTGTAAACAAAGAAGAACTTGAGTATTTGTACAGTGAACGAACAAATCGTATTCGTGCTGTGGTTCATCACATTGATCTCAGAGATCATACAGATGTAACCAATTTCTTTTTAAATTTTAGTTTTGGTGCAGATGCTGTTATACATCTAGCCAGCTTCCCTAGGCAAAAGGTTGTTGGACAAAATCCAGTTTGGGGCAGTGAAGTAATGAGCACTGGATTGGTTAATTTATTAGAATTAACTAAACAATATAAAATTCCAAAGTTTGTTTATATCAGTTCCAGTATGGTGTACGGAGACTTTGACGAACAAGTTAGAGAAGATGCTGTGTGTACACCGCAGGGACAATATGGTATTATGAAACTGATGGGAGAACATCTTGTTAAAGATTACACACGTCGTGGTTGTTTTGATCATGTTATCATTCGTCCCAGTGCTGTGTACGGTGAATACGATGTAGAAGATCGAGTAGTTAGTAAATTCATGCTTGATGCCATGCGTGACAAGATGCTCAAAGTCAACGGCGCCAGCGAGACACTAGACTTCACATACGTCGAAGATGCTGCTGCTGGTATAGTAGGCGCCACGCTCAGTAAAAACGCTGTAAATAACACCTATAACATTACAAAATCGCACAGTTGGAGCTTGTTGGATGCCGCCAACTTGGCAGTCAGTATAGCAGGCTCAGGTTCTGTGCAAGTTCGTGACAAAGACGCAGATTTCCCAAGTCGTGGTGCTTTGAACATAGATGCCGCACGTAGAGATTTTGGGTACAATCCACAAGTCGATGTAGACGAAGGTTTTAAGAGATATCATGACTGGTTTATTACTAGTCTGTATTGGAAAAACAAACTGACATGAGTTACAGCATACCATTCACAGGTGTAACTCGACAATACCAATTGCTCCGGGATGAGATATTGGATGCCAGTGATCGTGCATATCGCACAGGGCAAGTGCTGGATGGTCCGCACACCAAAACCTTTGAAGTGCAAATGGCCAGAGCCTGTGGGCGTCAATTCGCTGTGAGTGTAAACAGCGCCACACAAGGCTTGATATTTGCCTTGCAAACTTCTGTGCCGGCCAACAGTCGTGTGTTAATTCCTACCTTGAGTTTTGCAGCCACGATCAATAGTGTGCTCATGAGTGGACACACTCCAGTGTTTTGCGACACTGATCAAAATGCCTTGATAGATTTAGAAACATCAGACTTTGCACTAACTGGATCAGGAATAAACACCATCATGTATGCCAACCTATTTGGACACACAGTAGACTGGGACAGATTCAGAATGCAAACAGATTTTTTCAATAGTGACATGTTTATAATTGAAGATGCCGCACAGAGTTTTGGTGCTTCGTACAAGGGTATACCGTCAGGCAAGATGGGCAACATCAGTGTGCTGAGTTTTGACCCTACCAAGAATCTCAACAACTACGGTTCAGGTGGTATGATCCTAACCGATGATTTCAGTATATATGAAAGCCTGTTAGATATCAAAGACAACAGCAAACACTCAGCACATGCCAGCATGGGCACTAACAGCAAAATGAGCGAGGCAGATTCGGCCCAAATGCTAGTCAAACTAAAATACTTTGATAGTTGGCAACGACGTAGGCAAAGCATAGCTGACTATTATATTTCAGAACTGGCTGAATGGGTAGATGTGATCATGCCCGGACCCGATGTGGTCAGTGCTTGGTCAAAATTTGTGATTAGATTGGGAGAACGACACGGTTTACAAAATCATCTAGCCGAGTCCAGCATTGATACCAGATTCCACTATGATCGACCCCTGTTTGAATTGCCTGTGGGCTACGATTACATAGACTATGCCCGAGAACTATTTAGAGAAAGCACAGCATTCAGCAGAGAATGCCTGAGTCTGCCTATCTATCCTGAACTCACCGATGCCGAAGTAGAACACATCACAGAAAAGATCACAGAGTACCTGCGTTAAAACGTTCACGCAACCAGTCCCACTCAAAACTTAACTTCAACTTTTCATAGTCTCCGTACACCTGTTCGTAGTATGCCAGTGCGTCCTGTGCACCACGTAGACACCATTGGGCATGATCGCCCGCGGCCTGAGTGCACCATGTCTGTAACCGGTGTTCGGTTTCCAGGGTGTATTGATGTTGTTGGAAATATCTAAGTTTGATCACTTCTCTAAATGCTGTACGCCAGGTCATCCAAGGATCCTGATTGAAGTGTGCTGTACCACTCAGCATTGGCACTGACTCGTGTGGTTGACTCAAGGTAAAATCAATGCCAGGATTGTTATTTTCCAGCACCAATCGTTTGTTGTAGGCTATCATGCCCTGATGTCCATACTCCAGACCATTTACAGGGTTACGAGCATTGAATATGTAATGTTTGGGTTCTTGGAAGTAATCAGGCATCCACCACCAATCAAACTCTGAACCCAGCACTTCTAATTTGGCAAACACAGCAAAGAACCAGGGTGTATCACTGGCCCGAGCGGCTGCTTGGTATGCGGCGGTCCTACCATTTATGCCACGTATCCATTTCACTGGACGATTGCTCATATACCGGGTGTGTTCGTACCAGCGTTCCTCGTCGGGTTCACCATTGCTGATATACACTATGTCCAGCCACTGCTGGCCTCTGTAGGCGTCGTTTATCATGTGTTTCGACGTCTCAATGTAGGAATAATCATAGATTTGTGTCTTTAAATCAGCCTTGATATCACGTGGTACTATCGCAGTAGCACCCGAGGCACTACAACGTAAAACCACACGGTCTTTGTGTGTCCACAAACAAGGAGTTTCTCCTATGTGTAGATCGAGTTGATTGGTAAACAACACATAAGGAGTTTGGAAATTGTAATTTTGGATTTCTTGGACCAGATTATCCGAATTATATCTGTGTACCGGTGTTTCAAAACGAAACACGGTTTGATCATCACAGTAGTTGATCACCCGGAACCAATCTAGCATTTCCAGTTCTATCATTTGTTGTGTAAAGCTGGGCACATGAATATAAAATGTATCTCCACGTGCCTGATTGCCAGAAGGAAAACAATGTATCATTTCTCGTTGGTGTGGTTCAGGATGCCAGGTAAAATCGAAGTTACCATAATCACACACACTACTGATAATCCACACATATTCGGTGGTGGCCAGATTCATTATGCGGCGGAACACATTGAGATGACTGTCCACATATCTTGTGTTTCTTATGTCAGGCCAACGCTGTTGTAGAGTTCTAAATTGCGTTTGGCTGTGCGGATTTAAGAAATCCATATAGAATATCTGTGTGGCATTGGCACGTATGCGTTGATTGCCCATGTACTTGATGCCAGCACGACCCGGATACACAGGTCCGCCATCGCGTTGCCACTGAGTGCCAAAATGATATTCGTAGTCGGGTTCGGTTTCGTCCGGATGCCACGAATAGTCAAAGTCGGCGTCGTCTATGTTGTCGGGTATCTGCCAAAGGTCTCGATTAGGCCGTCTTTGGAACACATGGTCGGTGTGAAAGTTGTATTCTCTATTGGTCACTGTCAGTCGATTGGCCAAGTACACGCCACCGGTGCGTTGCCACTGACTGGGCCAGACATGCAACTGATGTGCCTCCCAGGGCACAGGCACATGATCAAAATCAAATCCTGTGTAGTCATTGCCCCCATAAATATACCAGTAGTGAGAAGTCCTGGACAAACTGGCAGCATGATCAAGAGATGTTGCCGGCTGTTCAAACGCAAACAATCCCGGTCGCGGTCCATAATAAAACACATCAAACATGTATAATTTATCCAGTCATTACGAAAACATATTCCAACATCTACAAACTATTATAACAGATCCACGAGTGGTTTACCTACACCCATTTGGATCAACTCGTCCAGAAAATCTTGAATTTCGTCGTAAGGATGAAGGTGCGGATCGTTTTCGTGGCCCCATGTTTATTTTTTACGATCAAGAACCCTTGGATCTTGAATACAATCGTCCGGTGTTTGATCGTATCATGGAACTAGAACAGAAGCCATTTGTTTTAGTGTCCACAGAAAAACACAGTGAAGCCGCTGATCAAATTCGTCAGGAATATCCATTCCTACACATCAATTATTTCTTTCACATATTTGCTGCACATGACTGGTTTCGAGGACATCAAATGTTGCCGGGTTTACAATCGCCCAATGAACGTGTATTAGAAAAATCTTATATATCATTCAATCGGTTGACCAGTAATCGTCGCATGTATCGTAGTTTGTTAGTCAATGAGTTGTACAAAAACAATTTACTAGACTCAGGATATGTAAGTTACAGTCACCATTGCCCCGACGATGGCCGTTTTGACGACAATCTACAACGAGGT